TGATGTAATGGTAGCATCGCAGTTTTCCAAACTGCTCGTCTCGGTTCGAGTCCGTGACGCCGCTCCAGTTTTGTAGAAGTTAAATGAGGAGATACTGATGATTGCCCCCGCAGAGTTAGTTTCTTTTGTTGCATTAGGAGTTTCCGCAGCCGCACTAGTTTTTGGTTTTGTGAAGAAAGGCGCACAAGGTCCCGCAGGCGTAGCAGGTCCGGTTGGTCCTCGTGGAGCCGTTGGTCCCGCAGGTGCCGCAGGCCCGCAAGGCTTGAAAGGCGACGCAGGAGTCTTAGGTGGAAAAGGTGACAAGGGAGACAAAGGCGACAGCGGCAATAATGGTGAACACGGTTTGAAGGGCGACAAAGGCGATAATGGTGCCGATGGTGCCCACGGTAATGACGGCAAAGATGGCAACCCCGGTCGCGACGGTGCCCACGGAAACGATGGCGCAAACGGCAAGGATGGCGCGCAAGGATTGAAGGGCGACAAGGGCGATAAAGGCGACAAGGGTGACAAGGGTGACAAAGGCGATCACGCTTAAACAAATTTCTGAGTCGATGTAGTATAGTGGTAGAACAGTTCTTTGGTAAAGAACAAGCGCAGGTCCGATTCCTGCCTTCGGCTCCAGTTTTGAGCAGTGATGATCTAGTGGTTATGATGTCGCACTTGTAATGCGAACGCCTGTGTTCGATTCACAGTCGCTGCTCCAATTTTGAGGATATATGGTAACGGTAGCTACCGTCTTAGGTTTTATTCTTTCGGCAGTAGTGATTTACTGCATGTTCAAGAAAAAAGGCGGATGATTTCCGAGCGTGGTTAGTTTAACGGTAGAACTGGACCTTGCCAAGGTTCGGGCGCGGGTTCGACTCCCGCACTTCGCTCCAAGTTTTGTGTCGCGTCAAGTCCTTCGCCGACTCCAACCAGTCCTAGACTGCCGGGTTGCAAGGCGCGGTAATCTCTGTGGTTCAGAGCAAACACAAATAATTTTTGAGCACTGCTGGTCCAGTGGCAGGACGCGCCCCTCGTAAGGCCGAAGCATAGGTTCGATTCCTGTGCGGTGCTCCAATTTTCGTGGATGGTTCGTATAGCGGCAATTACTGCTGGCTGTAAACCAGCCGCCCCTTGCGGGCTTCGAAGGTTCGAGTCCTTCATCATCCACCAATTTTCTACAGGTTGCAAGTGTTACGGTAGCACATCCGGCTCCAACCCGGCGAGAGTGGGTTCAATTCCTACGCGGCCTGCCAATTTAGGTGAACTATGGACGTACTCCATAAGCTGTTGCTGACAGGTGAAATTGCTGGCGCAACGATTGCGGGACTTCTTGCGATCTCGTTCATGATGGCGACTATTCGCTCGATGATCGCAGGCAGATCGCCTGTGTGGAGTTCTTCTCAAGTTCTGGTGCAAGAGCAGCGGGCCTCTCAAGAGGGCTGGCTTCATCGCATGCTCGTGGCTTTCGATATCGCGTTCAATGTGATTGTTCTTCGCGGCCAGCAAGATGAAACGATTTCGACGCACTCGTGGCGCGCCCAACAAGAAGGAAAGTTGTGGGGCAAGATGATGTGCAAATGGCTGAACGGTTTTCAGCCCGATCATGGTTTCAAAGCAGCGAGTGGCGATCTGGAAAGAGCGAAGTCGCGCGTTGCACAACTCAGCAAAATGCTGGGTGTATAAGCTTACGCTGAACAGAGGGTCCCCCAATCGGGAACAGCGTGTGAACGGTGGTGCTCTGTCAAGGGCCGTCCACGGAGAAGCAACATGAAGGTTCTTCGCGGATTATTGTTGGCGGCATGTTTGATTTTAGCTACTCAGCCGATGGGTGCAGTAAATAAAAAGCATCAGATAGCGATGAAGTCCACGTTCGTTTTGTACGGACGCTCTGTGGAACGAAGAGTAGATCACACTCCGCTTTGTACGGCATTCGTTTATAAGAAAGCGGAAGACGGATACTACTTGATGACCGCGGGACATTGTTTTGCTGATGGCGGCGCACCAAGCGATGCGATCTATTTAGTAGCCGATGGACAAGCGGTGGATAATCCGGTTCTTCAACCAGTCGAGGTTTTGAATTACATCGACGATGGCAAGATAGATGTGGCAGAACTCCATTTGAAGACCGAGAAGAAATATCCAATCCTCGAACTAGATGACAAGCTAGCGAAGATTGACGATAGAGTTTTTTATGTAGGATATCCGGAGATTGTCGGACAAGCAGTTTACACAGGTCGAGTCGGAAGCAACATTCTTCAAAGTATCGCCGACCCTCACGACCCGTGCGACATTTGTATTGGTCGAATTTTGGTGCAAACAGGCGGCGGACCCGGAGCAAGCGGCTCTCCGATCATTAGCGAGCGCACCGGGAAAGTAATCGGAATTTTAGAAGGACACGTTTTTGAAAACGGCGTGGTCGTTGTTCCCTCGCCATCGATTCAAAGCTATTACGCGAAAGCAGGTCACGCAGTAAAGGCCGAATCAAAAAACGAACAAAGCGAGTAAAGCGAGGTAAGAATCCCATGCTTTTGACGGCAGCAGCTTTTGTGTTGATGTTGGTTTTCGGATTCTTATTCGGAATCGGCTTTCAACTCGCGAAGAAAATCATTAAGTAAATTTTTACGGATGGGTGGCGAAACGGTAGACGCACGAGTTTGCTAAACTCGCAACTCAAAAGGTTGTAGAGGTTCAAGTCCTCTCTCATCCGCCAATTTTCAAAGGAAGATTTCGCCCGTGGCGGGCAATCCGGTTTGAACCCGGAGACTACCGAGAGGTAGGGCGTTCGAGTCGTCATTCTTCCTCCAGTTTGTAGCTACATCGGTTGGGGGTGCCGCAATCACCCCCGGCCACTCTATTGCGGAGAGTCCAATGAAAGTTTGTAAGAACTGTGGCAAAGAACTAGAAGGCCGAGTAGATAGAAAATCTTATTGTGATGAGCATTGTGCTTTAACATCGGCAAAAAGATCGGCAAATCTAGAGGGGTTTTGTTATATAGTACTTTCAATCAATTGGACTTAGAGCGGCAAAAAGATCGGCAAAATATGAGTATCCCCGATATCGATATTGCTTCCATGGAGCCCATGCTCCCCGAAGAAGCCAACCGCGATCTTGAAGACATACTGTAGTTTGAATAATGGCAGAGGCAGAAAAGCCAGAAAGAATTTAAGAGTTTCGGAAGACAGCGCAGACGGCCTGCAAACGGTTTCGAACACCGTGCTACCCGGAAACGGGTAACTGTTCAATTCAGTTCTCTTCCTCCATCCTGCTCTAGCTCATTGGTAGAGCGCTGTGTTGAAACCGCAGGCGTGCGTGGTTCGATTCCACGGTGCAGGACCAATTTTCTGTTGGCAGATCGTTTAATCGGTAGGACGACGGACTTTGAATCCGTCTATCTAGGTTCGAATCCTAGTCCGCCAACCAATCTCGTGTCGTCGGTCAGGTACTTCAAGAAAGCGGCTAGACGCAATCCTTGAAGGAAAAGGACCCCATCGCCCTAGAGGGGACGACTTTTATTTCTGTTGGAAGCTAGTGTAATCGGTAGCACGGCACTCTCTGAAAGTGTCGGTGAAGGTTCGAGTCCTTCGCCTCCAACCAATCTTACGCCTCGCAAACGCGGGGCTTTTTGTTTTACGGAGACAACATGGCCGCAACTGGCACAGCACTGATCGCATCACAACCCGGCACAAGCTGGGATAACGCATGGCCTCAAGTCACGCCGAACGGCGTTGCTTCTCAGAATCTCGATCTTTTGCAGATCGTAGATAATAATGGGCAATCTGTTCTTGTAAACGTAGATCATGCAGGTGTCGTACATAATCCGGCCAGCAGCGCCACGAATGGCACCCGAGTCGGCGTGTTTGAAACTAATCTGGCTTCCGGCGATACAACCGCGCACTATTTCGCCAACGCATTCGCAAATCCTTCCCTCGTTGATATCCTTCAAGTCATCAGTCCCACAGGTGGTTCTGTAGTAAAGTACCTAGACTATCTCGGCGTCTCGCACTAAGGCTGCGTGAGCGCGCGTGTGGCAGCGTCGCTGTCCTCGATGTGGTCGTGAATTGAAAAAGAAAAACCCGATAGACATCATCGTGTGTTTATGCGGATGGATTTGGAGATAAGAGATGTCAAGTACAATCAGCGGCAACGTCGGCGGCGCGGCAGCATCTGGTGCGCAAGTTCAATGTTTGAACGTTCTGACCAAAGCAATCAGTTATGGTGCAGGCGACGGTTCAGGCAACTACTCTATTCCGAATCTAGCAGCAGGCACGTACGTGATTAGCGCGACTCTCGCATCTAAAGTTTACTATCACCCAGTCCAAGTCGTCGTCGATGGTATTGCAACATTCAGCGGCATCAACTTGAATCCGACCGCGTTGAACGCATCGAATGTTAGCGCGCAAGCAGGTAACTTTTAATGGCTATTTCAACAGTAAACGTATCGTCTCCGTCGAACGAGATTCTTTACACCTCGTCTGCGATGGGTGGCACCAAGGAAGGCATCAAGTCATCTTCCGCGGTAGTCAATAATGTGATCGTCGACAACTCGGCAAACGTCGCAGCGACCTACGTGAAGTTGTGGAATCTCGCGTCTGGTTCTGTCACGGTAGGCACCACGGACCCGGACGAGATCATTTATGTTCCGGCAGGCGTCGTAGTAACACATGTTCTTTACACGGGCGCAACAGTTGGAAAGACCTTCGGCACCGGACTCACCGCGGCGGCAGTAACCACAGGTGGAACAGGCGGCGTAACATCGCCCGCGAGTGCGTGCAAGGTAACAGTGAGCTATATCTAATGACAAAGAAACAGATGGAAGAGCGCATCGCGCAGCTTGAGAAGAGGGTGATGGAATTGCAATCGCAACTTCTAACTTTGTCTCTTCGCGGCGGATACACTTTTGTTCCGATCACGGTTCCAAATACGGACCCGAGCCATGTTCCGGCCCCGAACACGATACCGTCGTGGCCTCCGTACACTCCGTACATCGGCGACCCTCCGGGCGGCAACACCACGATCACATGCGGCACGCAGTCAAGCGCGATTAAAGCGCAAGCCCACAATTAAAAATTTTGTGCGGCACACAGCACGTTCTAAGTGTGTCGCCAATAACAGCGTCTTCCCGGCGAAGCAATATCGTCAGGTTGGCGTACACTAAAAGGTGACACATGAGTAACGTATTAGATTTTGGAGTAAATGGACAATTCGGTTCTAAGGTCGGCGGTCTCGGTACTTCGGTTAAGTACTTTCCTCGCCCACTAGGTCCTAGCATCGGTGTAGCACCAGCAACACCGTCTTCGACTAGCGCAGTCGGCGCTTTGTTCCTCCCGGCACAGAACGTGTTCAATGGACAGCAGTTCAATGTGGCTGCATCTGGTAGCTTCGGTTCGGATTCCGGTGACCCATCAGGTACTGTAACCGTTCAGTTGTATGCGGTAACTGGCTCTTTGAGCAGCCCGACTTACACATCGATTGCAACCACAGGTGCAATGACGCCGTTCTACGCAATTCAGCCTTGGGGCATTAACGCAGAACTCGTAGGCGCATCGGTTAACGGCGCAAACGGCTTGTTGATTGGTGCATATCAGGGCTTCCTTCGTGGCTCGGTAGTTGCACCGACGACTGTAACCAGCATCGTAACTGGTCTTGATTTCAACGCAGGAAACCCCGCGTTGCAGCAAGGCGCAGTGCTAGGTTTTGTGATCGGCGCAACGTTCGGAACCTCGGACGCAACGAACACTGCAACCTTGAACGAATTCACAGTCGAGTCGTAAAAACTTAGGGGCGGCGAAAGTCGCCTCGTTCTTCCCTGTTGGCTGGGACGCAAACACAAACGCGACCACCACGGGCATCGGGCGAAATCCCCGGCATTGAATCGTCATAGCCGATTCTAAATTTTTTAAGGACACCATGTTTGACCCAGCCAGCATTACGTTGGGGCAGGTATCCTCGGCCCTCAGAGACCTGACTGTAATCGGATTTCTTCTAACGATCTCGTGGAAGTCGCGCGGCGTGTATGAAGCAGCAAAGAATTTCTTTGAGCGTTTGACGACGCATATGCAGATTATGGAACAAGGAATGAGTACCCTTCTCAATAATCACCTAGCCCACATCGAAACAGATTTAAGAAGCATGACACAACATCAAGTTCGTGCGACCGCAGCCGAGCAAGCAGACTACGTCGAGCTAGCGAACTACGAAGAGAAGAACGTCTCGGAGATTTAAGATGCCTTTTAAATCCGCGGCCCAGCGTGGCTATTTACATGCCCACCCGGAAATTCTCGGGAAGAAGGCACTAGCTGAGTGGGATGCTGCGTCCAAAGGGCAGCACGTACCAGAGCACGTTAAGAAGCCGTCGTACAAGCAGGCTCGAAAGGCGCGCAAGAATGGCTAAAAATTGGCCAATAATTATCGAGGGCTTGAGCGAGTTGATCGGACGAGTCGGGCCGATCTGGCCGAAGAGCACAAAGTTGGCCGGATTTGCATCTGACGGTCCTTATCATTGCGCAGATTGCGAATATCTAAATGATGATCGTAATCGCTGTAATCAAGAAGTCATGATGGCGGACCCGGAAGTTCAACACGATGAAAAAGGTCGAGCAATCATCACTGACCCAGAGCACCAGTGTTGCGAGTTCGTGGAGCCAGAAGACGAATCAAAGCAGGAAGAACCGCAAGGCCCGAAGCTGGTTGCACTGTTCATGCGTCATGGTCAGACGGAAGCAAACAAGAAGGGCGAATTTCGCGGCCCGCTGAATGTTCCACTAGATATCACTGGAATGCAGCAAGCGCTGGATGCTCGTCGATTCTTGGCGGGATATTTAAACGGGAAGCCGCTGGGTGAAGCATTTAGAAGCAGCAAGGACCGCACAGCACAGACCGCGGACATCGCACTCGGACCAGACAAAGCCAAGGTGGTTAAGAATTTTGACCCTTTGAATGTTGGTGATTTTGCCGGACAACCGAAGAACGATGAGAACATGAAAGCCATCATGCACTACCAGAAGAACCCGGACCAGAAGATTCCGGGCGGGGAGCGCATCAACGATTTTAGAGCACGAACGAATCCCGAGATCAAGATGGCAATTCAAAGCGGTGAGAAGACAGGCCGACCATCAATATCCTTCGTTCACAGTTCAACCATTCACCAAGTGAGTCACCTGCTTCACGGCGATCACAACTTGGTCAAGGTCACACCGGGAGGCATTGTCGGAGTATTCAAACGCCCGAACGGAACCCATTACGCTCAAGCCCTCTTAAACGAGAGCAAGAGCCAGAAAGATAAGTACATGATGAGTTAAGGATTCAAAATGAAAAAGCATAAGTTTACACACACGCATATCGAGCACCACAAGGACGGCTCTCACACCGTTCACCACGTTCACGAGGAAGGACCTCATAAGGACGTGAAAGGTGCAGCGGGAGATCACGACGCCATGATTGACCACATCATGGACCACACGTCGGAACCGAACCCGGGCGAGGGGCACGACGAGAATGAAGAAGCTTTGGAAGAGAAGTTGGCTCCGGGCGTCCATTCAGCAGTAGCGCAAGCGGGCGGCGGCGCTCCGCAGGGAGCCTAAGATGGCAGAGCTACCTAATCTTGCCAACGTAGTAGCCGGACGCTCCGCGCTAGAAATAAAAGCTAAGGCCGCAGGATTAGATCACGCTCCAGCGAACGAGGCACCCGGTAGTCAAACTCGTATGTCTGGGAAGGAAGTCGAACACTGGGCTAACAAGACGGCGGGTCATGGCTCAGGAGTTACTCGCGGCGGTGATTATGGCGTAGCGCGTACCGCGCGCAAGGATTCAGAATAATGGCTAAAGCAAAAAATCCATCACTTTATCGTGCAATGCATCACTTGCGTAAGGGCGGTCTTCATCGCGCGCTGCATATTCCGGAAGACGAAAAAATTCCGGCAGATCGTTTGGAAAAAGCGCGTAATTCAAAAAATTCACACGTTGCTCACATGGCGAACTTCGCTCATACAATGGGCGGCTTCAACAAGTAATGGGCGCGAAAGAATTTTTAAAGCTAGCCTTTTGTGACAACGGGACTCCGTCTAGTTCTCGTTTGTTAACGGCAGTGACGACTTTATCATCTGTAGTTGCATTGCTGGCCGTGGTTTTCAAGACTTGGCATTTACCAGACGGGACCGCGCTTATGGGATTGGGCGGCTTTGCGGCATCTCCGTACGCGGTTAATCGCGCATCTAAGATGTTCGGAAAAGATAAGGACCCAGACCCCGCACCAGCGCCGGACGTTGGCGCTTCGTAATAAGGAAAATGATATGAGTTCAGTACCTCGTGTTTTAGAGGGTGCAAGAAAAGCCCTTGATAACGCAAACAAATTTACGAGCAGCGTAACAGGCGGAAAGCCTAGCGCGTTTGCTCCGAAGACCAATTACTCTCACGCTCGTTCGCAACGCAAGAGCGCCGGAAGTTTTATGGGAGTACAGGCAGATCAAGGACCGGAATTGAAGGCAGCCGATCAATCACACGCGGAAGCGGAGAAGGCACTTCACCCGACGTACTAATAGAAACAAATCGTAGTATCCAATAGGGGTTCCGGTATGGCACTTACTGACGCGCAAAAGCAGGCTAGAAGACGAGCAAAGTTGAGGGGAGATGCCATTCTTCCTTTTGACCCAGCAGAAGTCGCAGCGCAGCAAGCATCTCGTGCCGAAAAAGAAGCGGACCTTCAACGACTTCTCGAAGAGGTTATTTCTCTTGACAGAGAAGGCTTGAGATATAAAGGCGAGGCTCGCAGTTATACTAAATTGGTGCGTCTGTATTATGGACAGCCAGAAACTGGCGACGCGGACGAGGAAGTCGGCGGCGCACTTGAGAAGGCCAAGAAGGCGAAAAAGAACAAGCGCCCAAATCCTTCCGAGACTAAGATCAGAATCGAGAACAGCCAGATCGACCCTCCGGAGCGAGTCAAAGGGAAGAAAGGGAAAAGTGAAAACGTCGATTACGAAGTTGATGACGTTGTAGGTTTCTGGCGTTGGCTCGATCTCAGAGATCGCGCGCGCAAGGACTTATTTTGGCTGGGCCGTTTACTTGGTTGGGGTTGGTATCGTAGTGTTCACCAGATTACCTGCGATCAGTTCGTAAAGAAAAATTTTGGCGGGCCGTGGCTAAATTTAGACGGAACTGAAGATAAGACTCGTCCGGCTGTAGACTCGATGTATTTTGAGGATTACAAGCTGAAAGATTTTCATGACGCTTTGGATGTGCAAGAGCGCTTCGACGAAAGTGGTGTTCCGACCAAAGAAATGATGCTGCTCGACAGTCGCGGCTTTTACAAGTCGACGATTGATGGGGTGGATGCGACTCAGTGGTTGTTGGCATGTCCAGACATCCGCATCCTCATCATCACAGGCGAGTATAAGCTGGCGCTGTCATTCTTGCTTGAAATTAAAGGCTATTTTTGTTTGGCAGAGGGACAAGACCCGACTGCGTTTCATCTATTGTTTCCTGAGTACGTCGTAACAGGCGTAGACGGAACGTCGAAGGAACCTCTTTTCTCCCCGGCGCGCATCATCACGCAGCGTCAAGGTTCGATATGGGTTAATTCAATCGTTGCTAACATATCAGGTTGGCACTGCGATATCAAGAAAGGCGACGACGTTGTCACCAACGCAAACTCAAATACAGAAGAGACTCGTGAAAAGATCAAGAAAGATTACGACGGTACCGACGATTTGTTGGACCCGCACGGGTTCAGCGATCACATCGGCACGCGCTATTTTACAAATGATTGGTACGGCACGCGGCTAACACCACAAGAAGGTGAATCTTCTATTGCACCAATCAAGTATCATTGTCGAGGTGCTTGGACTGTAAAGCCGGAATTTGCAGAAGTCCCGATTATGCAACTGACCGAAGGTATGGTCAATCTGCATTTTCCTCAAAAGTGGACATTCAATAAGCTTCGTCGTCTTCTTTTAAAGAAGGGCGAGCGTGAGTTTAAGAATCAGCAGTTAAATCAGCCGACTGACGCAGCAGAGGACAGCGGTTTCAAAATCAGCTTTACTGAGTCCGATCTTCGCGCGCACATGTATCAGCGTGAGGCGGCTCCCAAGGCGGGCGATATTTACATCGTCTGGGATTGGGCGTTGTCAGATAAGAAGACATCGGATTATTCAGTAGGTGTGGTCGCACGACTGTACAAGAATGACGCAAATGAATGGGCGTTCGTAATCTTGGAAATTGTGTACGACAAATGGAAGCATTCCGAACTCGCCTTTCAAATCGTGGCGCTCTCGAAGCGCTGGGGTCCGAAAGTAACGATGATCGAGCAATCCAATGCCGCGGATTTCTTGAGTGAAGAAATTAAGCGCGTTGGTCAGCGATTCGGATATCAGCCGTACATTTATTGGAAGCAGCCATCGCGCCAAGAAAACGCGAAGCGCAACCGAATTAAGAGCATTGAACTTCTTCTCGCGGAACACCGTTTGCACTTTGTGCTAGGTCCGTGGATTGATGAGACGATAAAACAGTTCGTACTGTACACAGGCGAGAAAAAGAATAAAGGGCGCAAGGACGATATCCCGGACGCCATCTCGTACTTGTTGTACATACTTCCGGCAGAGGCAAGACCTCTGGTTGAGAACATTGACCCAGAGGAAGAAAAAAGACTCGCGGAAGAACAGGATAAGAATTACCGCAAAGCGCGCCACTACGAGGCATATTTTGGAACTCGATATTCTGGCACGCGATTGCATTCGGCCCTGCCTAATACGCAGGCACCAACATGGAAACAATGGCAACGGGGAGAAACAGGCGAGGTAAAACCGCCTGAACCGGAGCCAGAGCCGCCAAAACCCCAAGACCCGCGTATGCGAATTTTTGGCAACAAGGGACCTTGGAGACTTTAACTGACTGTCCCGCGCCGGGACACGCGCAGACACCTTAATCGGTGGCACGCAGGTCAAGGATAAAAATGAGCGACGTTGATGTACAGATAGCAAATTTGGAGACAGTACCCGATGCTGAGATTACGATGGACAACACGTACATCGACTCAGAGACTGGTACAGTCCAATTTAATGACACGGCTGCAATTAAACTCGTTCTTGACAATACGGAACTTGCAGACAACTTCATAAATATCAATCAGTGGGCTAGCGGTTGGACAATGTCGGACTTGCTGTATCAGTCTCCGATGTCAACCAATAACGCGGGTAGCGGAACTGACGTAGCAAATTCTGCAGTGCCGAAGTTCATGGTTTCGAACCACATCAGTTCGATTGTGCCCAAGATCATGGGCGGAATTTTTTATGAGAATCCGTGCTTCTTGTTGCGTCCTAGTCCGGGCGTATCTGAAGATGTCATTCGTGCGAAGACGGCGATGTTCTCGTTTCAATTATCCTCGATGCGCTTCGAAGAAGAGATCGAGCGTGGATTGGAACAGATGGCTTTGCTGGGAACAGCAATCTGGAAATGGGGCTACACCGAGTATCAGACAACAGAAAAGAAATACAAGCGTTATGCGACAAAAGTTCCTGCTCCGCTTGGCATCGCGACTGCGCCAATCGACACGCCGGACTCAGATGATTTCGAGATCGAGTTTTATAAAAAGACGGTCTCTCATCCTTGGTTGAAGTATTGCGACATCCGTACGGTTCTCGTAGACCCGGGCTGTCGAGTGGGCGACATTCGTGCCGCGAAGTGGGTTGTTTTCCGCGATTACGCAACGTATCAGGACCTTGAGAAATTGCGCGGCTTTGATGGTTATGAAATTCCGTCAGAAGAAGTCCTTCGACAGATGTTCATGAACACGAACTCACCGGGTCCGGACAACATCACTATGACCATCCCGGAAGGGATGATGGGCTACTTGCAGCACTCGAAGCCGAGAAGCTACAAGACTAGCGCCGACCCGAACCGCGCGCCGCTTGAGTTATTGGAATATTGGGATAACGAGAAGGTTATCGTCGTCCTAATCTACAACGGCCACTGTATTTTGATTCGTAATGAAGCCAATCCGTTCGCGAAGATTCCGTTCTACTCAGCTAACTGGCGCAATATCCCTGATTCGTTTTACGGGCAGGGACTCGGACTGCTAATCGGCAGCGAGCAAATCGTCGAACAAGGGGTCACGAACCTCGCGCTCGACCTGCTAGCTTACTGTTTGCAGCCTGTCGCGCTTCGTAAGAAGGGTTTCAATGCTCCGACTCAGAACACGCGTTGGGAGCAAGGCGGCATCATCGACGTTGAAGAAGACGTTGAGAAAGCTTTCAAGTTCCTACAAATGCCGACACCTCCTCAAGAGGCGTTCGCATTCATCCAGCAATCACAGAGCGCAGGCGCAGCAACATCCGGCGCGAACGAGCAGGTTGTTCAAGGCGCGGGACACGCAGGCATCAGTACGACGGGCATGAGAAGCGGAACGGGCGCAGCGGCGGTTATTCAAGCTAATGCGAGCCGTCTCGACGGCCCGACCGGACGTTTTGTCCGCCAGTGCATGGAGCCGTGGCTGCACCAGATGGATGAATTGGACAACGATCTGTTGCCGACTTCGGTCATCAAGGACATCCTCGGGGAAAAAGTCGGAAACGATTTCAAGATCGATCACATCGATTATCGTAACGCGAAGATCGAATATGAAGTTCTCGCGGGAGCAAGTCTCGGCGCTAAGAAAGAAATGGCGCAAGCGCTCCCGATCATGATTCAGCTTTTGAATAACCCGACTTTCGTATCGAACGCAAATGACGCGGGCTATCAGTTCGACGCAGTCGCGATCTTCCAAGCATTCGTAGACGCGGCTGGTTGGAAGTTCAGTCAGGACTTCCTACGTGAGATGACTCCGGAAGAGAAGCAACGTCATCAAGCCAACAGTCCAGCAGCATTGCAGGCAGCGCAAGCAGCATCAGCGGAAAGAATGCAGCTAGCAAAGTTCCAGCAAGATCAGACGATGGAAAACCAGAAGCAGCTTGGCAAGGCAGGTAACGAAGCCTTCCGTGCTTCTATTCAGAAGTCGACACAACCCGGAATGGGCGTTGGTCCAACAGATCAAACGCAAGGTTTCGGAGCCACAACGGCACTATAATCTGGGGCCGGAAAAATCCGGCCTCGGACACAATACCTGAAAGGGACGGAGTAAACAATGTCAGAGGAACGTAAGTTGTTAGGCGAGAAGCTGAATTTTGAAGAGCGCATTGCACTCGCGCAATTAACAAATCAGCCGGGGTGGAAAATCTTGGTTCGCATCATGGCAGAAGCTTGCCGGGAGGCAACTGAGGGAGTCATTAAATTGAATCCGACATCCCCCCGTTATCAAGAAGTTCTCGCGGGCTTACAAACGACCGCGCGAGCTATGAATAAGTTCACCGCCGATGTTCTTGACTCCGTCAAGGTACATCAGCGTAATGCAGTTAAAGAGGCACAGGAAAGAGAGAATCCTTCGACGGTTGTAGAGCCGCCAAAGAGATTCCAGATGCCTATACCGAAATCCCCCGAGGGGCAGCAGTAACAATCGAATACAGAGGACCAAATGGCTATTACTAAAGAAGAAGTTTTGAAGATGGACTTGAAGTCCATTCATGCGGCGGTAAAAGACCCGAAGACATCTGCCGAGATGCAGAATCTTTTGAGAGACCGCCAAGTTGTCTCGCGTGTATCGGAACTGATGCTGGAAGCGCAGACCCGAGAGAACGCCGTAGACGCAGAGATTAGTCGCGTGGTTCCTCCCACCACGGAAGAACTTGCAGCGCAAGCGCAGGCGATGGCCGCAGAAGCCCCGCCCGCTGCCGCAACAGCCCCGCTGGAGCCTGCCGCTCCCGCAACGCCCCCGGCGTCTCCGGTTAAGCCATACGAAGCGGAAGATGCGGAGTTGAAGAAGATTGGTATTACCGTTGTTCGCGACGCGAGCGATAAAGTAGTTCGCTACATCGAAGAGTATCAGGTCATCGGCGAAGACGGCAGACCTATTGGTCGCCCGACTCACTTGGAAGCGAAGACGCTCCCAGAATTTTTCTCGAAGAAACGCGAAGTTCACACACAGGCCACGCGTGCTTTCCACCGCTTGAAGCAGCAGAAGCTGTCGTTCAAGAATCAGGAAGCCAAGCAGTTGTTGACGCCGGAACAAATCTCGGCGGCAGCCGCGACGGCTCTGCAAGAGAAGGACCCGAACAAAGCACAAGAAGTGGTTCGTGAGATTGTTCGAACCGAATTCGGAAAGCAGGAATTAACCTTGCAAGAGCGCAAGGATTATTTGGACGGCTTGAAGATTGGCAACGATTTCAGAGCCAAGCACCTTTATGATTTTAATTCGTGTGAAGCAAACACGAAGCAACTCCTTGAGTATTTGAAAGAGGAGCAGATGGAATTTACCCTTGACAACCTTGAGGCCGCATTTGTCGATCTCACCGAGCAAGGTAAACTTGTCCCAGTGTCAAAACACCGGGCAGAGGAACAAGCTACTGTGGTCGTTAATCCGACTGCAGAAGCTACTGTAGCAGCGCCCGCAGCCCCGGCAATCCCGGTCGCGGAGCCGCCTGCCGCAGTACCAGCATCAGCAGCACCAGCCCAACCAGTAGCGCCTAGTCAGCCTGTGGTTGAAGCAACGGTACCGACGCCTGCCGCCGCACCCAATGTGCAACCAGCGGCCCGTCGTCCGGGAGTGAATGGAAGTCTACCTCCGGGCACGTTGAGCGCACAACGTCCGGGAGCGCCAGAGCCAGCACTCGCGAGGAAGGAATTCCTACAGAACGTGAGAAAGATGGATGCCGCAACAATGAAGCACAAGTTGAAGACGGACCCTCAATTCGTCAAGCAACTTCAAGCTTACGGCATTAAAGTTCAATAACGTTCGCCCCGCATCGCGGGAGTTTAAGACTAGAGCATTAACATGAGTGGACCAAATCCCTCAGCAGGAAACGTAGCAAACGTCCTAACAGCACAGGCAATCGTTTTCGATAAGGAACTGATTCCTAACCTAAAGGGCAACACCAACGCATTCGTTGGAGCAGCAGAGCGCCGTGTGCAGGGACTGAACATGGGCGTAAACCGTACGTTCTTCCAGTACAACACACTTACGGGTGACGTTGTGCAGAACAGCGACGGTACCGTGGGCAACCCGGAAGCCATTAGCCAGTTGAGCGCCCCAGCGCAGATTGGCGAGTGGAACAACTATTCGAACTTTAGCTCGTTCGCAATTGCATCGGCTATCGACGAATTGGTTGGCAACAGCGCAGTCGAGTTGGGCTATCAAGCCGGACAGTCGATCAGCGAGTTGTACAGCGCGGTAGCGGATAGCGCAAACTCGGTTGACAGCAATGTTAACCAGAGCAGCTTGCTATCTTCTCCGTTCACACTTGATTTGGGCACCATTCGTGAATTGAAGCAGCAGCTTGTTTCAAAGAACGTGTTGTCTTGCAAGCGTGGCATGTTCTTGGGCGCAATCAGTCCGAACGTGTTGGGCGACATCTATAACGCCACGACTGTGAACAACAGCATCGCGGATTTGTGGAAGTACGAAAACATGGAGAAGTTCGACGCGATGGCAGGCAGCGACCAGAACAAGGTCATTGTCCTACCGGGCACGAACATCGGCTTCATGCAGACCCCGTTCGTAACCACCACTGCCAACTATCAGGGCAGCGGCAAGATCGGCTACCGCACTTACGTCTTCGGCAATTACGCGATGATCGGTGTGTGGTTGCAGGTCCCGGGCGACACCGACCTCGATGAGGGCGACTGGAAGACGATTGACTGCCGTGTCGTAACTGACGCGCCAGCATCAAGCTTCGACCCAGTTAGCACAATCGGGGGATGGTGCTCGTACAAGTTCCACCAGACGGTAACCCTACCGCCAGCAACTGGTGTGAACACTCAGCGCATAAGATACATAGACTCGGTTCCGGCTATCCAATAAGATAGTTGACGAGTTTATAAACAAAATTCCCTCGGCTTAATTACCCGAGGCATACTAATCAGGGGAGTGCCAAGAACACTCCCTAGATTATCTTTCTTGGAGATTAAAAATGTCAGAAGCAACAAAAGCAGCAAGTCGTCGTTACTACGAAAATAACAAAGAAACCGAGAAGGCTCGCGCGAAGAAGTGGCGTCAAGATAACCCAGATAAGTACAAAACATGGGCAGAGAAAAATATAGAGAAACGTCGTGCTGCATCTCGTCGTTACGAATACAACATCTCACCAGAAGAGTACGAGCGCAAGAAGGCAGAACAGCATAATAAGTGTGCTATCTGCCGACAAGAAACTGATTTGCTAGTAGTGGACCATAATCATAAATGTTGTCCACCTCGAAAAAGTCGAGCGAAGTATAAAACGTGCGGCAAATGTAATCGCGGCCTTTTGTGCCGCTCATGCAATACAGCAATCGGCTTGCTCAGAGAATCAGAGCAAATCCTCAGCAACGCAATCGAATATCTAAAGGGGTATCAAAAATGAGCACTATCCAACTTCCGGGTCAACCGTACTTGAAGGGAAAAGATCAAGACGTAATTAAAGAGCGTCATGACGTGGATGCTACGCACGAAGCTATCCAGCAGATGCTGGCAGGCGGGACTCCGAACTGGGTCAAGTGGCCCCACGAGTATAAGGCATATGCGAAAGAGTGCTTTGCCGCGGAGAAAGAAATCTCCGATAATATGGCGTCCGCTTACAAGTGGGATGACCAAGAAGACCTCACAAACGAGGTCGCGCGCAAAGTTAACAGAATTACTACACGAGATTTTTTGAAGAAGTTGAACGACAACGGCATCAAGGCTACGATCTTTGATAACGGCTGGAAAGGCCCGGGCGGTATTCCGACAGTCGGATTATTCTGTGTTCCCCCGGCCAACAGCAAGAAGCTACGTCCTGTTTGTTATATGGACGTGCCTACAATGTGGGAGTGGAGCGTTCTTCTTTTGGACGGCCACGGCATCCCGAACGGAGAGAAGTCTCGCGGGTGGCGCACGGTTGCTATCCAGCTAGTTGAAAAAGAAATTATCACAGAAGCACAGTGTCACAAAATTTTCGGCGTACCATCGCCGAACGCAATCTCCGCAAGATACTTCCGCAGTCTTTGGGAAAAGAGAAACGGCAAACGTTACTCGGACCTCGAAGATCAGGAAGCACTCGGACAAGAGTAACGGGTGTTGTCGGACTAGAAGGACGTTATCCGAACACGTTACTCAAAATTCGCCTGACCCCGGGCATAAACAGGGCGGTTGAAGAAGTTTTGCCAACCTCAAGGGTGTACAATGTCTAACGATCAGAAGAACGAAGAAGTCAAAGCGCTACAAACGCTTGGAATAGCAAAAGGCAAGAGCGTCTCGGAAGAAAGTCTCATGGCTCTTTTGTCTATCATGGCCGCAAAGGAAGCGCGTATTGCGGAGAAAGAAGCGCTGTTGGAGCAAGCATTAAAGGCACGCGATGAGGCGCGCCGTAGAGATTCGGAAAACTACACAGTCTCAATTATTGAAACACAGAAGGCTTGCCGACATTTGAAAGGCGGTAAAGGTCGTCAGCGTAATCAGCAACGCGACCCAGCCGTTTATCATCACACTTTTACGGACGGCAAAGTCCAGATTAGATGTACTCTTTGCAAAGCCAGATGGCTTCCGGGCGACACGGACGAATATCTGACTCGCAATGGCAGTAAGATTCCAAACTGGACGGGAATCGGATGGCGTCACGCGAAGGAGATGTGCGAGGACAGCAGCAACAAGTCTTCGTCATCAGAACGCTTCCCGCAAAACGAACAAAGTCCAGCGCCGAAGACAGATCGCGGCGAAATACCAGTCAACTTCCAGATTTAATCTCCTTCCGAGGGGCGGCGGTTCCGCCCCACTTTTCAGGGAAAAGATGACAACCGTATCTTCGACTCAGACCTCTCAATCTACTACCTTTGGCTGCATCCCAACTCATTTCAAGCGCCCCTCCTATCTGCGCGAAAAATTATGAGAACGCAGCAATTTAGAATGTGTGATGTTTGCAGATTATTGGATTTTGATACCACATCAAAAGCGTGTGTGTATTGTTCTGTGTGTGATGCTTGGATTTGTCAAGCAGATTTCAACAACTGGCCTCGCCGTTTAAAGGCCGCAGTGAAAAGACAGTTAGAGCCGGGATATTCCGGAGAAAAGGATTCTCAATGAGCGAGCGAGAGCAGATCATTACTTATCTTCTACAGCAATGCGACTTGAAAAATCGCATCATAGAAGAGCTACAAAAGAAGATCGCCGAGTTAGAGAAGGCGAAACAAATTTCGTAATTAAGGAAAGACATGGGCCAAACGCCGAGCAATAAGTCGTATCTGAAATGGGAAAAGTACGACGGCGGTTCGGACTTTCTCCAACTTACAGACAGAACCGGAGGAGTTCTTGGGTGGATAGACTCTACTGGGGCGCTGCAAGGAAATCTCATTACGTCCGTTATTCAAACCCAAGCATTTATTGGTGCCCCAACCGGGCCTTGCGCTCCTCAGCAAACAGCAGTCAACAGTTTGACAGGAGATTTTTATTCTTGTCAAAACGGCTCTTGGACACTGATAGGGCCGACCGCAGGCTCATTGGTCAGTCCGGTAACGTCTCCTAGCCCTCTAGCTTTCGATGTGAATCTCGCGTTCAAAGGCCCGACTCCGTACACAGA